ATCTTTTCGTCTCCACTTTGCAAACCATTGAGCAAGCCAGCAATCGAATCTTGCCCTACCTGGCTTAGGTCTTTCGCAATCTTTTGTTTATTATTTGCGATTCCTTCTTGAAATGCCAAGAAACCGGCGTCTGCAGCGGCTCTGTAAAGTCGCTTAATTTGATCTGGCTTTAACTGCTTGAGAGCCTCTTGAGTGAAGCCTTTTTGAACAACTCCCGAAGCTCCACCACTTCCTCCGCCCGAAGGTAGATTGCGCAGCGCTTCAGCAAGTTTTTGCGCCTTAAGAATTTCTGCGCTTAAATTTGTATTAACCTCAAGGTCGTACCTTCTGCGTCGAATGTTTGCGCCTAACGCATTCAGCTCGTTTTGAATTGCTCGTCGATCAAAGCGAACGTTGATCGGCAAGTTGTACCCAGCCGCCGCTTGTCCAAGCCCAGAAAGCTGCTGGCGAAAAAATGCCAGGTCAAGACTTACCCTAAGTTTCAGATCGGCGTCTTGAACTGCCATTCTCAAATCCCTACCTTGTCAATTCTATAATCATTGGTCCTGGTTGCGGCTGCTGAATGTCTTGAGCTCGTCAGCAAGCAGCGCAATCACTCTTCCATCCATTCGTCTCTGCTTCATCAATCGTTGCAGCACGGTCATACTTTCACCAGTGACGCTCTCCTCTTTTTGAATTTTCTTAACGTCAAACGGCAAAAAGTAGTCGGCCTTAATCGAACCCTTCTTGCCGCCCATCATGGTGGACGCCATTGCGCCAAACTTTGCCGTCGCAATGCTTTGAATGTTGTACTTCGCTATGTCGTGCTTCTCCAGATATTTCAATGCAGCCTGAACATCTTTTAGCCTTTGTCTCCCAAAATTTTGCGAGCTCCAGCGATCATCCCTAAAGTCCGAAGACACAAGCCGAAAATACAGCTCATTCCAATTTGTCATTGAGGCCAGAAACTTCCTGGCCTGGGCTTCTAGCTGTTCTGCGATGGAGGAGAATTCCTCTTCGACGCTTTTTTTGCTTCTCCGGCCTCCTTCATTTCTGATTCTTGCTCAGAGCTGATAAATTCAACCACCTTGGCAATAATGCGACGTGGCAGCGCATTGGTGTCTTCTGTGCTCCAATCTCCAGTATCACGCCATTCCCCATCGATCAGCCCTTGTCCGCGAGAGCGAATAAAGGCAGTGACCATTCGCGCATTGGTAGCTTCAACAGAAGAGCCGCTTGTCAGCATGCTCAGGGTTTCTTCCGTAAATTCGGAGAGAAGCTCTGCCTCGCTGATTGTGCTACCTCCGCCTTGGAGTAGGGCAAAAGCTTCGTCCAGGCTGATACCCTTTGAAGTGGCGATTCTTTTTGCCAATTGCACGGCCTTGATAGTTGCCTGGCTTTGAAGCTTGCCAATTTCTTCTTGCTCAATAGCTTCGGCAACAAGCCAGCCACCAAACTTTTTCAGGCGCAAGCCAGGCAGGAGTTCACAAAAACCTTCTTCCTTGGTCTCCAGCAGAAAACTGTATTTGCTCATGATCAAGAATGTTAAGAAGAGCGTTGAACACCTTCACTCGCTCAAAACTAGAGCGAAACTGAGGCGGTATTTCAACGAGAAACGAGTGGTAGTCGTTCGCAATTCTAATGGTCGCCTGTCTATGGGAAATAAGGCAAAGGATGCCCACTTCCATTGCGGTGCCATCAATGCTGTTGTTTATTGCATGAACCAGATTATCAACGCTATGCAAATAGTCGATTTTCATTTGCCCATCGATGTGCTTCTAATGCGAGAAATAAGTTCTCTGCGAAGAGAGCTAGCTTGAAATTTGGCGCCTACAAGAAAAACGTCTGTCCACGGACGAGGGTTCCCATAGTTTGCACCCTCTCCCTCGTGAACGTAATAAGCATATGGACGCCCGGAGCTATTTTGGGCATCCCAATGCCAAGAGGCGGAAACATTGACGCCGCCTTGCGAAATGGAAAAGCTGTTCCTACCGCTTTCGTATAGATCGCCGTAGTCATAAATATCCCGAGGGGATCCTGCTTCTTTGATAGGGGCTCCAGGGTTGCGCCTAGTTGTTTCTCGACCATACGGCCAAATTGGCTCCGTGAATTGCTCTTGAAAATACTCATTGACATCTTCTCGCGCCCAATCAGAAAAAGCCTGAGTCAATTGAGCTTCAAGCCTTTTTGTGCTAGACAGTGTTGCCCCAACGATAATCGCACTCATGCTGAATAAAGCGGACGAAAAATAAGATCCGGGATTGAAAATCTGCAGCGCTCGTAAGCTATGTCGTCGCCCGGGAAATAGCGAGGGGTGGCATCTGGAAACCTTCTTACCATTCTGTCCATAGCCTCTGCAATTTGCTTGCCATCTGGATTGTATTGAACCAATACAACTTCCCATACTTGTGTAACCTTGACAGTGCCACTTATCGGAGAGGCCGGAAGGAGCTCTGGATACTGCCGCATTGTCACCTCCAGGCCGGTCACCTTCCATTCGCTTGGCACACTTTTTTGGCCAACAACATAAACAGCGGGAATTGTAGTATTGTTTGGCAACACGTAATTGCCGACCAGGCTAGGTGCGGCGCTCAAAAGCTCTGTCACAGCATCGCGCAATTCAAGAATATTCATAAAAAAACCTCCCCGTAAGGAGAGGCTAGCAAGAAAACAAGTCGACGGATCAGTTGGGCGCCGTCGGAATAATGCTGCCAGAGCTGGTTGCTGACTGGTGAACGCCAATGCGTCCGCGACTGGTCAGATCAAACGTAACCTCCACAAGGTTATCAGCAGGGTAGCTTTCGTTGTAATTCATGACGCAAGCAGCAAATGCCACTCGGTCGTAGTAATAAGTGTTACCCGAAGCGCCAAGTTGCTTGTTGATTTCAACGTACACTTCGTAAAACTTGTCGTAGCGAGCGGTTGAAATTACCTGGAAAGCCTCGTCAAAGCTATCGGGCACAAAAACGGTGCCATCCACATCCTTCTGGAAATACGAAGTAATCGAAGCTGTTGCTTGACTCGTCGTGATCACACTGTCTGCAAAGCCGCCACCGCCAAGGAGGTAAAACTCTTGGTTGTTGTCATTGAAGGCCATTGACGCGGTGGTCACGCCTTGCATCGTGTACAGAGTAGGAGCGCCGCTAACGGTAAAGGTGGCGCCGCTTTGTGTGATCGTAGGACGAACAGAATTGGAAGGGATAGCGCCAACACGCAGGATAACGTCTTGGCTCTTAACCAGTTCCTGGGGAGAAAAAAGTGCCATGGAAAATCTCGGTAGAAAAAGAGCGATTAAGCGTTCAAGACGCTTCCTTTGCCAACCAGTCTAAAGATGCCCCTGATTGGCGTGCCGAGAAACTGCCAATAATGATCGGCAATTTGCTCGTTTGGCAATAGCTCAAACCGCCCCTCCCTTCCATTGATTGTTGCAGCAGCAGAGCTTCCAGGAGTGACTCCCGACAGGGTCAATGGACCAGTCAGCCGCCCTTCCATGTACACCGCTGTATTATCCGCACCAAGCAAATAATCGAAACGAGGATTTTGCTTCTGCTTCAACGAGGCGTAGTAGGTGATACCAGTGGCAGTAGCCACATAGTTACCAGTGCCGCTTTCGACCACGTACCCAGACGCCACCTGCCAAACCAGAGTGGCATTAGCAAGTGGAGCGAGCACGTTGGTCATACGACAAAGCCAATGGAAGAAGCACCAACGACGGTTTCAAGCATTCGCTTAAACTCTTGGCCGTATTGAGTGGCCTCAAGTCCTTTGCCATACACCTTGCCATCTGTAGCTCCAATTTGGATGCCCATTTGAGCAAGTTGAATGGCGATGATATGAGCGGCTAAATGTTTTGTTGCGCGATCGGCCTGGTCGCCAAACACGTCGCCCACATCAGCCGTTGCCTCGGTGATGGCCCCATTCACGATTCCCGATGGATGGGGAGTGAACTCAGGAAAACGCTCGAGAAAGCTGGCGTAGGTAACAGCCATAATCAGGCTTTTCCAATGCGAATGGCTTCAAGGCGCTTGCTGATGGCATTGCGCACCCTTACGCGACCCTCCACTTTTTTCCATTGCTGGAGCTGATCTTCGTCGTGCATAATTTCAATCATGCGGACGGCATCAGAAAGTGGAAGACCGGTAAGTGTGGACACCTTTTGGGGGATGTCCTGAACAGTGGGGGTTTCTTTCAGTTCTTCAATGGCGCCAATTGCCATAAGGCGTTTGACAGTGCCATTGCTACGTGCTTGAGCCCATTTGGTCTCGGGCACGTCTGAATTCACCCCCGGACTGAGCTGGATCATACCGGCGTCAGTGATAACGCCGAGTCCCCCTTCACGAGGCGGATTTTCGAGCTCAGGGCGATAAGCAATCAACATTTGAATGTTCTATAAGAACTGCCAACAAGCTTAACGCCCCGATCACGTTCAGTTGTCTTGAACGTAGATAACGCTCTTGGGATAATAGAGAGCCACGCCACCAACACGAGCATGGGCAGGAACAATGAATTCCAGGCCACGCTGCTGGGGCGGGAACAGCTCAAGCGGTTGAGGAATGTGCAGTTGCACCTTTTGAGGATCGCGCTTGTACACCACCATGCGGTTCTTGTCCAGCACGCTGTTGTCGGCATCAAGCTGGTTGATGGGCTCAACGTTGCGGATGTAGGGGTTGGTGCGCAGGAAGTACTCCAGCACAGTCACATCCGAAGAGTCGCTATTGCGGGTGGTGCTGACCTTGTTGTAGTCCTCATAAGGCATGAGGATGGTGTCAGGCTCTTCCTTCATCTTGGAGCCATTGACAATGGCAGTCACGCCATAGTTCAGCAGCTCAAGCATTTCCTGGGCGGTGGTGCCACTATCAGTGAACCACTTATCGGCAACCACAAGGTCAACCGTGGAATTGTTAAAGAAACCACCCAGGCCAACAGAAGCCTCGCCAAACATGGCGATGTCTTCCACCTTCTCCTCGTAAGCGCGGCGAACGGCAGAAGCGCGGCGCTGCTCAAGGGCGATGTTCGCCATCTGTGCAGCACGAAGCTCTTGAACGGTGTAACCAAACGAGCCACCGATCGAGCGGATGTTGATGCTCTTCTCGGTTTGGCTGATGTCCGCACGGGGCAGATCGTCAGCAGCGTCGGCAATCACCTTGAACTCACCAGTCGCATCCATGATGCGGTAGGTGAAGGTCTGGGCGCCAGGGCCAGCCTCGCTGGTCACAGGCAGGATGGTGGGGTATTTGATGTCAGCGTACTGAACTTCAAACACCTGAGGGCGGATGTACTCAAGCTGACGCTCGAGAAACAGACCCGCTTCGTCCATACGAAAATCAGACATTTTGAGGGCCTCCTATCAAGTGTCAGCGGTGAGGGTGAAAGCAGGACCGTTGAACTCAACAATCGCCAGGCCGGAACCGGTGACGGAAGTGAGGTAACGAGCGTTCGAAAGAACGGCGGTCTTGCCCGAAAGCGATGCGCTACGCAGTTGACCTGCATATTGCACGCCGGTAGCGGTGTGGATCACGCGCACTGCAGTGGCAGGGGTGACAGAACCATGCACATACATGGCGACGGCCCCTTCGTTGGCAACATTCATTGCCTGAGCAGCCTTTACGCCAGGACGGCTATTGGTATCTTCAGCGGTTTCGTCGACATAGGTGAGAACATTGACGCCCACCACGGTTTCGCCAGTACCACTGATGGTCTTAGCGGAATTGGCGACAGTACCACCACTTGCATAGGTGACGATGTCACCAAAAGGAATTACGGCACCAGTTTCGTTGATGTAGGTGCCAATGGTGTTGTCGCGGATGTCGGACAGTTGGCCTTCCAGGAGGGCGGTCAGCTCAAGCGAGTAGCTCTGCTGAACACCACCTGCAGTAGCCGTGCCCGAAGGGGTGAAAGTAACGGCCATGGATCAGCGCTCCTTGGAGATGGAAAGAGGGGTCTTCCAAGCGTTCTGCAGTCGCTCCATGTAAGAGGAGGGTGCAGAGGCGGGAGAGGCGATGGAAGCAACGGCTTTACGAAGCTCATCGGTGGCGGCAGAATCGCTACGAGCAGACTCGGCCAGAGTGTCGAACATGGCCTGCACGTAATCGTCGGACTTCTCCGACAGATCAATGGCATCGCCACGAACCGCCTTGACAGCGGCCTCCATAATTTCACGGGCATCTTTGCCTGCAAAATCAAACTCGCCATCCAGGGTGGTGCGAGCTTTGTCAATCAGAGCAACACGCTCTTCAACAAGCGAATCAATGTTCACTTGCTTTGCAGCTTCCAGCTCGGCCTTGACGGCTTCGAGCTCTTGCTCCAGAGCATCAGCGCGACCCTCGGCGGAATCACACTTGCCCTTCATTTCTTTGCCCATGGCGTCCATTTCTTCCTTCATTTTGGAAGCTTCGGCCATCATGGCATCGTACTGTTTTTTCATGTCCTCGTAGGACATTTTGGCATCTTCGCGCTCTTTGGTGATCGCCAGAGCAACGCTCTCGCTCACCTCGAACTCGGCGCCATCAAAATTGACCTTAGCAGTCATAGATGGTTCCTCAATGGGAGATAGTAAAGACGGGTCGGCGGCATCTAGGCGATCTAGATGAAGCTTCACCTGCGGGCCTGCCCTGCCCCTGCGAACAACGGCAATGTGATTACCATCGATCATCCGTTGGATGCCGTCGTAATGCTCACCGCTTTCCGCAACGCCGGGCGTCGGGTCAAATTGCACCCTGTAACCAGCACTCACTTCTTTTGCATCACCCCGCATAATGCGTTCAATCGCATCCTTGTCAGTAATGGTCATGACGGCACGGACGAAACCGTTGTCATAAACCACTTCAGTACCCGAAAAACCAATTTGATAGTCTTTCGTGTTGGCGCTGTCAAGCAGAGCGGGGGGATGTTCAAAAGTTACAGCCTTGCCCGCAAACGAAGCGAGGCTTTCTGGCGAGCCCACTTCTTCTTCGGGACGATATTCACGCCGAACTCCACCGTCCGCATCGGTGTACATCTGTACGCCTGTGCGAGCAATGGTGGCCCAAGTACGAAGATAACCCTCGGGGGTTAGCTCATACTTTTCGATGGGCGCGACATCGTAACGAAAAGAAGTTTCGCTCATAGTATAAAACTAGCAAAATCTATTACAATACTCACAACTCTTGATCCATACGCGAATCAAAATGCGTTACTTAATGGCAAGCAAGGCCAATGCCCTTCGTATGCCTCACCACCAAAGAAAGCTGCTTGTGGCGGAGCGCATGAGAGACGCCCGATTAAATAGTGGACTGTCACAAAGAGCTGTTGCCAAAGAGCTGCACATAGGTCAAGCCACTTATTGCAGAATGGAGAGCGCCGAAACAGAGCCCTCTGCAGTTCAACTTGCAACCCTGAGCGGCCTCTATGGTCTGTCCGTGCTCTGGTTACTCGGAATGCCTAACTTCGTCGTCAATGCTGCTCAGTCTTCGCCGTCTTCGTCTTGAATCTCGCGAATTTGAGCTTCAATGTTTTCCATCACATAAGCCTTGGCAATAGCCTCTGCTTCAAAGGTAAGCATTTTTACGGGCTCAAAATGCTCGTCGGGCTTGTCGTAAAAACTTTCAACAAAGATATGGGTTTCGTCAAGTCTTCCATTTCTGAAATGCTGCCGCTCGACAAGGCGCCATTGAGAAGTGCCGCGATGCTCCTGAGAGGAAAGGATAGCAAGGGCCTTCATGACGCCAATGCCATCTTCTTCTTCTTCTTCAATGACACGCACGTATTCACTCATTGACTCTTGTCGCGACTTTCAACCATCTTAATGATGCGATTAGCCCAGGCTTTGCCCGCATCTCCACCCCACAGAAGCCAAGCTATGTAGCCGGCGTCATCTTCGCCCCCGCTCTTGTTTTTTTCGTGGCGCGAGAAAAAGGCAGCCATTCTCTTGATTGTGGCATAGCTCATCGCATCGCCACCAGCCAAGTTGGAAGCCCTGGCCACTCCACTGCCAATGCCCTGTTCTCCCGCCTCTTGCGTGGTCAGGCCGCCTTTTCCGTATTTCCGGCGAAGCTCGAGGCCGCGACGCGCTGCAGAACGAACAGACGATGGAGGGAGGAAAGATTCAACATCCCCCCTCGTTACTTTTTTGCGTTTTTTTTAACAGTTGCCAAATATGCCTTGCAGCGCTTTTCGCCAACGCTTTCATCCATTGCCTCCTCTTCCTCTTCCTCGCCCGCGATTTCTTTCATGAAGGCCATGTAATACTCGTCACCCATGTCCTTCTTCGGCTTGCGAGACAAGCCAGCCTCCGAAAGGGCAATGGCCAGTGCTTGCTGAGGGCTTTTTACTGCCTCTCCGCTGCTGCTTTTGAGTTTGCCGCTTTTGAACTCGCGCATAACAGAGGCAACTTTCGCCTGCTTTTCTTTTGCGGTCATGGCAATAGCTTTTCTTTTAGTTTAAGGGCCAAAAAATTGGATGGGGGCTGTTTCAATCCTTAAGCTCGGCCACACTTTCCCTCGATTAAGCACAAGGGCAGTCATAATACGTTCGGCCAAGAACGAAACGTAGCGGCAGTTATAGCCTTCAATTTGCATAATTTCCTCTTTTCCATTGTTCCATATTGGCCACATGCAATCCAAAAGCGTTTGCATAAATTGGCAATAAAGGTGGTGAGGACCTCGAGCCATAATATGGCCGTAAAAAACTTTTTGCTCAAATGCAGTCTCGAGATCTTGCCTGGAAAGAGGAAGTTTTCCGCTGTCTGCCGCAGCCAAGGCTTGACTGATGCCGTCCATCCCGCTATGTCCACCTAGATACTGATCCGCAACAGAGCAATAAAAATGTTCGGGCTCCGGAATATACAGCACATCACGAGCCGATGGCTCCAGTCCATCATCTCTCCATTTACGCCTGTACTGGGCATTACCAATAAAATCATGGGCCGAATTGTTGATAATCCAATAAATGCCCGTCAGCTCAGACCACCATTTATTTAGCTCGGAAATACCAAGCCCTTGACTATCCAGTATCCATCCATTATGAACCAAAAACGACTGATCACAAGTGCTTAGTTTTTCGCCTCCCAATCGCATTTGATGCATTGTCGCAAGAGTGTCATAACGCGGCAAATTGTCGCCGTGACACATCACATAAAGATGCCAATCTTCAGCTCGCATAGACATCACGAGCAGCCCAAAGTTCATTGTAGTTATTCACTCCTTTTGCCCCTACACCTGTCAGGTCACCACCTCCAGAGGGCTTGCTCCATGCCATGATCGTGCCATCGGGCAACACAAAAGCGCGATTTTTTTGCTCGTGCGCCGGAGTCAGCTCCAAGTAATCGCCATATACGAAATTTGATTGACTGCCATTGACTGCCAAGGCCTTGCCAAGCAACGTGGGGCCAGTCGGACACAATGGTGTGATGCCATAGTATCGCTCTGTGCAATTAACTACAATCATTTCAATGGCAGCCTGAAGGGCCGAATTATTTGGCTGAGAGTAGAGAACAGTCGTGGCGCATGCCCAACTCGTAAAACTAAATCGCTGAATATCTCTAAAAGCTAAAAATTTAATGCGCGGCCCGATTTCCACTGGATTGGTAATTCTTACAGCAATATCCATGTACCATCCTCCCAGTTTATTCAGCAAGCAAAAGCGGCCAAGATCAGCCTTGTACGAATAAGGCTTGAGGGTGTCGTAGGCCCAGAGTACTTTCGTGTCGTAATTATCAGCAATGAACTGCCTCAGGCTCTCCTTGTTATAAATAGTGTGGCTAGCGTCAGGAAACGCAGCTTTAACAGTGCCAGTAGCATGTTGTAAAAACGGCGAAAGCCCATCGCCTGCATCGCTTAGAAAAATTTGCGAGATTTCCATGGTCAAACAATGCGAGCAGGAGTACCAAAGCCCTTGAACTCTACAGGGGCATCTTTTTGTTCTAGTGTCTGATTTACGATGTCTAGCATTTGCTTTTTTACGAAAGGCCAAGTGAAAGATTCTTGATGAATGCGGTCATGGCACCATTTCCCAGCGATTTGCAATTCTTCTCGATTGTGATAGTAATAGTCCAAAATGCCTGCCAGTTCTGAAGGGGATGGCTGCCCGCGTTCAAGTCCATAATTTCTATCAGTCTCCCAACTCTCAATAGCAATCCTCTTGACGCCATCGAAAATCTCTTTCAAGCTCGTATGATCGGGCACCACTTGCGCGACGCCGGTAGCGGCGTGCTCGGTATTGACCAGCCCCCATCCTTCCCCAATGCAAGTGTTAACGCCTAAGTCGCAAGCATTGTACACCTTGTTCAATTGTTCAATTGAAAGGCAGTTCTGAATAGAGAATTGCGGACTGGTCAAAATAAGTTTGCCAGTAGGATCGTAACCTTCGTCCCTGGCTACACGCTTAAACAATGGAACAATCTCCCATCCCATGTCTTTACTGCCCATATTGAGCCAAAGGCGAGCATCTGGCTTGTCCTTAGCAAACTTGATAAAACCTTTAATAGTCAAATCGATTCGCTTGCGCGGTTGATTTCTATTGCCATTGAAGACGATAAAAACATCCTCTGGCACTCCAAGCTCCTTCCGACACTTTTGCTTGTCAATAGGAAAGAAATTAGAAAAATCGGTGCCATGGCCGACTATGTGCACATTTTTGTTGTAGCCGATTTTTTCGATTTCTTCCTTTGCAAATTGCGTATAAGTGATAAGGGTGTCCCATTTATTGATTGCAGGAAGCAATCCTGGAAAAAGACCATAAGAGTCGATGGGTGTATAAATAACAGTCTTAAAGCCAATGCTTTCCTTGAGTGTATCAATTTCATCCATCAAGTTAATGGCCACCCAGATATCATTTACAACAAAAACAAGGTCAGGCTTGATAATTTGCACGAGCTCCGCAATTCGATGAGAGCCGAACGGATCGGAGCCGTGAGCCATGGCTGGATACATACGGCAATGCTGCTGCATCTCACTCGGATCGCCGTGCCAGTTCACCGCTAGCGCATGTACTTCATGCTCTGCTGCCATGGCAGGAATCAGGTATTCGGCCACCCGTCCGAATCCTGTCTGCACTCCAACATCGCCACAGTAAAGAATGGTAGCCACGAAAATCTTGAGACTGGCCTCATCTTAAGTGCGCTTTTAGACTGTGGCAAAAGCTGAGGCGGCGCAGTGGCGAAGGTGGCAATTGTCGGGGCAGGGTGGGTGGGATGCCACCTGGCTTTAAGACTAAGCAGCCATTACGATGTGACACTTTTTGATCCATCCCCCTTCGAGGGCGCGTCACTTTTGAATCAAAACCGTCTTCACGTGGGCTACCATTACGCCCGGAACTATGCCACAAGAGAACTGTGTCAAAACACTTTTGACGCTTTCATGCGCGATTATGGATTTTTAACAGAAGCCGTAGAGAACAATCTTTATGCCGTGCCAAGCGAAGAAAGCCTATTAGACGGAAGAACGATGGAAGCCATTTTTCCTCCATTGTCATGGCATCACGAAAGGATAGACGCTCCTTTTCTGCGTGACACTGAAATGGTCTGGCGTACTCAAGAAAGATACATCTGCCCCTTGAAAACCAAAAAATTTATGCTTGAGCGACTGTCTTCTGTTCTTCGTCGCGAGCGCATAAGCGCTGCGCAATTGCCAGCTTTGCGGCGAGACTATTCATTAATTATTGATTGCACAAACAATACGTTGCTGCGCCCTCGCACCAATGAATACTTTGAAGCAGTGGCAATGTTTATTTATGACATTGTAAAACCACTGCCGTTTGGCGCCCTCACTTACATTGATGGTCCTTTATTCTCTATCTACCCTTTCCATGGCGGCACCATTTCTTTAAGCCATGTGATACATAGCGTCGTTCGCTCCTCTGTCGCGCCCATCACGTTACAAGAAGTCGAGGATGATGGCCAATCAAGACGACAAGCAGAACTTCATGCTCGCCTTTATTGGCCGGACTTTTTGGACCACCTTTCGTTTTCCAGGACAGTATATTCAGTCAAGAGCAAACGTACCAATGCAAGCGCCTATAGGGCTCCTCTGTTCAAGCAAAACGACAACGTACTTTCATGCTTTACTGGTAAAATTCAAGGCATTTACTTAATAGAGGCCAGGGCTCGAGAAGTGTTGTCGGGCCTGTAAAGATGCGCAAAGTAATGATACTCTCCGGGATGATTTTTAGCTTTTAGCATTTCTCGAACTACGCCGCCAGAATAGCCCGTTCCGCGCAGGGCGCTTGCGAATCGTTCGTGCTTAATTTGCTCGGTGATCGGCCCAATCTTTTCGTCACTTATATGCACATGAGCGATGTAAGGAAAGTATTGCATTAAGACTTCTTCTGGCAATTGCCCTTCTAGCCAGCTACTATTTGTATCTATCATCGTTTGCACGCAAGGGAGCGAGTATTCCGCCAGGCTTTGGACAATTTCTTCGACCGTAAAGAAATAGTTTCCGCCATACTGCCTCGCCACTGGTTCGATACAAATGATGCATTCCGCTTCTTCTAACTTTTTGTGACAGGCGGCAAGGCCGTCCATTAGATAACGACAATCACCCTGTCTTAGCCCGGGACTACCAAGAATCATGCGTTGCCATCCAAGGGTCTTGGCTTGTTTGATCAATAGCGCAAGGCATTTTTGAAGAGAAGCCTCATCCCAAAATGCTTCAATGTCCATTCCATAAAATAATGACTGCGCCGAATATTTTTGCAAATAACCAGAGAAATGACTATGCCGCTTAAACGGCACCGCCTCTAAGAGCTCAATGCCATCAGGCAAATGCAGGACGATATCCGTATGGTCCTCCGCCTCCCAGCCAATAGCGCTAACCCCGAGCTTCACTGATAAATTCTCCAATGAGGGTGAAATTGTCGTTGCGTCCTGGCGGCCAATAAGCGCTGCTTGTATGCATTGTAAAGTGATTGTATTCAATTCTCTCTCCCATCGTCTTTTGTGCCGAAGGAAAGAATTTGTCCATCAGTTCTTCAGTTTCGATGGGGGCGGGGAACAAATTAGCAATTCCATGAGCGGGACACCTGCGCAAATCACTCCAAAGATTACGCAGGGGATACCATTGATAACAACTGTTGGCGTTGATTTTTTCTAATTGGTAATTGTTGATCAAATCAAATAAGATGTTCTTCTTGATGAGCCGATGGTAAAGGGCGGGAAGTCGAACAATTTGCAAGGAATTGCACCAAAGCCGTTCTTTCACGAGCATTTCAAATAGCAAGCGATTTGCGCCATA